TAAGTCAACGCCGAACCCCCAATGGCTACTCTTTGAAAAGTGTATGCGAGGAGATAGCTCGGATAACGTCTTCTCAGCGTATCCCGGTGTCAGAACTAAGGGCACTAAAAACAAGGTTGGACTCCAGGAAGCGTTTGCGGACAAAGACAAAAAAGGCTACAACTGGAACAACATGATGTTGCAACGCTGGTCAGATCCCGATGGTGTGGAACACCGTGTGTTGGATGACTATGAACGCAACAGGACCTTGATTGACTTGACGGCACAACCTAAAGAAATCAAGGCTGTGGTGGATGCGGCCATACGCGAACAGATCAGCCACAAGGACGTGGGGCAAGTGGGCGTGCGATTCATGCAGTTCTGTGGCAAATATGAACTGAACAAATGTTCGGAATCCGCTGACAGTTTTGGTCGTTGGATGAATCAAACCTACAAAGGAGTATTGAATGCTAGTAGCTAAACCCGTGATAGACAAACAATTTTGGATCTTGCAAGAAAACAATCGCAAGGTCGGCAATGTGGAGGCCTGTGCTGGTGGTTACCAGGTACGGCTCAACAATCAAGTGGCGCAATTTAAAACTATCAAGATGGCAGCTCAAAGAATCAACATACAGTTTGAGCCTGCTGTGAAAATCGCCAAGCCCAAAGCCACCACGGACCAGGTACATGGATATCCTGTCCACGGTCGGGTTCACAATCCCATGTGGGATGTCACTCAGCAGTTGCCGGTGTACACCAAGGCAGCCAAAAGTAAATCATGGTTTGCCGCCGGATGGTATCGTGTGCGTCGAGGTCGTACCTGGACCACGATGCTGGCGCCAAAACTCATAGTTTTACAACGCTATGCCCACACAGGACCATTCTTGACTCAAGAACAAGCTGATGACCATGCACCTACAGAAATTCGTTGATCGTGTGCGTGGCCATGAAGCCCGCGGAGCCAAAGACTTTGTGATGACCATGAACGAGGCCCGAGATCTGCATGCCGACATCACGCGACTGTTGATCAATCTACAGACCCTGCAAGAACAGGCAACAAAATCCAACAACACCGAAGTAGTACGGGTGGAAATAGGCGGCGGCCAGTTCTAAAATATAGGTATATTTTGCCATAAATAAATGTAGGAGTTTATTGATGAGCAGACCCAAACCCGTTGTGCTAGTTGAAGTAACAAACAAAACCACATACAAGACTGAACAGGTCCTGGCTTCAGAAGGTGTGTGGGCCGTGTTCTATGACGCCAAGCCCATCAATCTCAAAACAAGCAACTTCCTGGTACAGTATCCTGGGCCCAAATACAAAAAAGTCAGTTTCTCAAATCCTGGTCATGCTAGAAACCTGGCCAAGAAACTCAACACACAATTCAAAACTGATCGGTTCACGGTGGTATTGCTGACCTCAGGTGACCAGGTTTATCCGTGAAGTGCGAGACAAAAGAAAACTCACCGAAGAGCTGGTAAAGCAACTGGATCCCGACCTGGGCATCACATTGAAACGAGCCATGCACACCTGGTGGTTCAACATAAGAAAAAATGGTGGCATGAGATTGACTGGCCCTGGGTACACAGTGTTCACAGAACAATTGGATCTGGCACGCTACGAATGGCCAATACAGGATCCTCACCAATTCAATCAACACATGATATTAGATCTGGATAGAAAAATGAAGATGCCGTACTACATTTCAGCCACCAAAGGCATACCCAAGAAAATTGTGTTCTTTGGCAGCCAAGAAGCTGTGATGGTAAACTTGTATGGCGATCTACAAAAATTTCTTGACAACTATGAACCTTGATGTTATACTGAGTGACAGGGCCTTTAGCTCAGTTGGTCAGAGCAAGCGACTCATAATCGCTGGGTCGTTGGTTCAAGTCCAACAAGGCCCACCAAAATTGCATTGTATAGTAAATGGATAATAAAATACACATTGATTACGAAACCGGAACTCATGGGAGATTTCTGGAATTCACACTTAATAAATTGTTGGCCGGCGATGCAATTCATCAGGATCATCCATTTTACATTGATGGCACCAGTCATCTCACTGACAATAGTGCCGGCAGCAATTACAGCAGGCATCAGGTGTTCCAGGCTGCACACTGGCATCATCAAGGCAGTCCACCTTCAAGTCAGATTATATCAATACAGTGCAACGCCGATGACCGGTTGTTTGTTATGACACACGGATATCTCAGATCAGGACCTCCTGAAAAGGATGATTATTATCTTCATAGAAACACCTTTTACAAGTTGAACAACACTCCTTATGTGGGACTAATAAAATACCTGGGTGATCGACATGGTGTGTTTCTCAGTGAAAACCAGCCACATTGTCCCCGAAACATACTGAGACAATATTATCAAGAAATGTTTATTGGGTGGTTTCTGGGCAGACATGAGCATTCAAGCCCAGGCAACTATCGTATGGATCAGCAGGTTTATATTTTTCCATTTAATAGTTTTTACAACACAGATCAGTTCAAGACTCAGTTGGAAAACATCAGGATTTTTTTTGCGCTGACCTACAGCGACTTTGACGTAACGCAATTGCATCGTGTGTTTTTATCACATATGTTTTTTACTGGCTACAAGAAACAATGCCAGGACATTGTGGAATCTGTGATTAAAAATCAGCCATGCTCGATAGCAAACTTATCACTGTTTCAAGAAAGCTATATCAATGCTCTATTGGCAATACATTATGGCTGTGATATTATTTTGCAAGATGATCAATACCCTACAGATTCGGTCAAATTAAGATCAGCATTGATTGATATTCAGAAGCGCCGACATCAAAGTTCCAGGGACTTATGACTGACTCTTTTAGTTCAAGTCCAGCAAGACCCACCAATACTATAAAACAATGATACTAATAGAAAAAACGACCAACTTGGCTTCTACATGGTCGGCCATGAAAAGCATTATGTCAAACCCAAAGCCTTGATAAACTAAATATTTTTACTATGGAACAGGCCAAACAACCCGTAAAAAGCTACTACTACTCTGAAGACGAGTGGAATAGGTTGGGCTGTGGTCCGTTGCCACCTGAGCGAGATCGCAATCGACAACTAGAAAACGTCATGTTCAAGGGCAATCCGCCCACGGACAACAATGTAATAAAGGGCTATAATTAATCATGTGGTTGATATTTTTTGCTTTGTTGGCTTTGGTTGTAGCATATGGCATCATGTGGTTGAATGATCATCAGGACGAACAATGAACAAATATTGGAAACGACTCTGCACTCCGGAACAAAATGCAAGACAGATAGGTGCACTGAAAATCTTGGCAGGTGGACTTAGCTTTTTGTTTGTGATTTGGTTTTTGGGCACATATCTATGATGAAACGCATTCCCTGGGCGGCTATCTCAGCCATAGCATTGTTTGTATTAATGGGCGTAGTGGCTCATTTGTTTGGTAAATGATATGAATCAAGACTACAGTTTTGCCATTGGTGTCATTATTGTAGCTGTTGTGTTTTTGTTGATTCTGTAGTTCCCAATTTGATCAAAATTAGTGGCAAATGATAACTATCTGAATACATTGATAAATATTTGTTACTAGGTGGAGACCATTATGACAATAAAAACAGTAGTAAATTGGGGCGTAGCGCAAAATGATCCTAACAATGACGAACAAACAGCCTTGGGATATTTGAAAAACATGATATCAATTGGAGCCACCGACGGTGTTGCTGCAGTTGAAAATACCACAATCACAAGAGTCTGGACCACAATCGAGTTAGCACAGCTTTGGATTGGTTTTCTCAATGCGCTTGATAAACCGCCTGTTTCGGCTGACATTGTACAATAATATTAAACAACATTATATCTTGACACAAAAAGAACAAGAATATACAATAAAAGGCTTGTGTAGAGGTAGACTGAAAAAGCATGCCTCAAAATAGAATTGTAGTTTAATGCCTTGACAGAAAGGTGTTGCGGACTCGGGGGCAGTACCCGAATGGTCCACCATAAGAGCATACTGTGTTTTTATGATGGGCCATACACAGTTTCGACGTGGCAACAAGTATGAACAGGATCTACACAGTAGGCGATGACTGTAAATCAAGCAACTCGATTAAATGCAAACGCATCTAATGACGAGGTCTTTGCCTTAGCGGCATGATCTCCGGGGCAACTATGCCTTGTTACCCAAACTAGTCTGAAAAGCCTGATTTCTCAGGCTTTTTTGTTGGGCACTAGTAAAAACCACTAAATAACTAGTTGGGCGATCGTCCAGCATTCTTTTAAAAGGAAAATCTCAAGCATGAAAAAATTATTATTAGCAATGGCCTTGTCCGCTGCCTTTACAGGAGTAACACAAGCACAATCCAGCGTCAGCGTATATGGCATCATGGATGGCTCATATACACAAGCTGAAAACTCCAGCAAAACCAACGCCGGCGGAACCACCACTAATACCGAAAGCCGCAACACTGTCAACGGTGGCGGTGCTTACACCACCAGCCGCCTGGGCTTTAGAGGCGTTGAAGATTTGGGTGGCGGCATGCGGGCTGAATTCCAGCTCGAGTATGGCCTGTCCAATATTGGCAACGGTGGCAATGGTACTGATATAGCCTTGGCTCAAACCAGCAACACCAATGCCAGGACCGAAGGTTTTGGAGCTCGCCAGTCCTGGATCGGAATCGCAGATAAAAATCTGGGTGCCTTACGCATTGGCCGTCAGGAATCCTCCATGCACGGTGCCTTCCAGAACGGACTAGCAGGCCAAGGCAATAACATGCCGGGCTCGATCTACAGTGCTGGTGCAACAAATGGCGGCGTTATTTCGGCAGCTGTTCGCCCATACACAGTTTTCGTTGATCAGGCAGTTACATACATTGCCCCAACGGTATTCAATAGTGTGAATGCACAGGTGCAATATTCACAAAATGCCCATTCAGCAGGTGATACTGTTGCCAGTGCCGGACTTCGGCAGTTTGGTACAAGCATTCGTTACTCGGGCGTAAAAAATCTTACAGTCGCATTGGGCTATCAACAAGACAATGCAGTAGTCGCGAGCACCTCAAATACCAAACAAGTTTCGCAAGCTCTAACTGCCAACTATAATTTTGGTCCTGTTCGAGCATTTGCTTTGGTATCTAATTTTAAGATCACAGATTTATCTACCGGTGCAACTACAAGAAATCAGACCGCTTATGAATTAGGTTTACGTGCACCTGTGACCAAAGCCGTTGAGGTTTGGGGCAGCACGTTTATTGGTGATAAAAAGATGAATGCCAACTCAGCTACTCTGAGTGCAACCACCGATGGTCGTGCAGATTTGAGCGGATTCCAGTTGGGCACGCAGTACAACTTTAGCAAGCGTACCACTGCCTATGCGATCTATGGCTCACAGGCTGTCAAAGGCAAACATGCTGCTGTCAATACCAAAATTGCTTCTAGTTCATATGCAGTTGGTTTACGCCACATGTTTTAATAGTTCAATTGTTACAATGTACAAAAAAGGGCCTTGATGGCCCTTTTTTTTTGATTAAATCTTGTTGGGTTTCAGTGTGCTAAACCTAATAGGTTTGTAATCGTAAGTTTCTGGACAGAATTTACACTGTGGAATTACCTGGTCTATGTTGTCCAAAAATTCTGCTCCACGAGTGTCAAACTCGTCTATGCTCAATCCTCGCCCGGTGGCATGTAGCAAAGCGCGATCTTGATCACTGATATCAAACTGATATTGATCATCAAATTCAGCCATGAGAGCTACAGGACCACACTTGTAGATTTCGCCACGGATCATGTGATAGTTTTTGAATCTGCGATATGTACAATTTTCATGTGCTAGATCTGGATTGCTGTTGTAGAGTCCAAAACGCCCGTTGGCCTGTTCTATAATGTTGCTGTTGACAAATGTGTCATTGACCCATACATGAACTTTAACCTTGTTGGTGTCAAGAAACTGATATCTGCTGCCAATGGGATCTGCGGGGTCTTGGGTTTCTTGGACCGGGTGTTTTAAAAAATTTCTAATTCTGGCAAACAATGGCTCTCGATGTTCGTCGGCGTGCAGACTGATGCCAATCCAGTTGCCTACCCGGGGATCAAGAGCTTCGTACAATCCTTTGACCAGATCTAATCTGGTGCCATTGCTTTGGACCTGCACACCGCTGTGTCTGGGCCATAGCCGACGGATTCCATTGATCCAGTCCACTATGTCCGGATTCAACAAGGGTTCTCCGCCTAGGATCACTGGATGCCGTATGTCAATTTTTTCTGCCCATCTTTCAAGCACGGGTTCGGCATCGGCCCAGGTCCAATGACCGGCGAATTTGTAGTTGTTGTAGCGATTACACCCACTGCAGGTCAGATTGCAAACATTGGTGATGTAAAATTCCAAGCGATCTATCAATATGTGTTTAGTCATCCTCTTTACTTATGTTTGTTGGGGTTGACAAGGTATAAATAGCTGTGTATAATACTATTATGTTGAATCGCAAAGTGAACTATCTTGTGCCACAACCCAATTTTTTAGGGAGTACAAGTCTATGGCTCATTTGTGAGGACAAAATTCAGGGTAGCGAATAGCGTTATATTAAACTGCATATTCAAACCCTGGAACTAACAACTCCGGGGTTTTTTATTTTATAGAAAAAGGAAAAAGATGTCTATTGATCACACAAAATTAAACGATCAAATCGTAAAACAGGCTTATGATGTGAGCACGGTTTTTTTGACCGAGTCGCAAAAACAACGGCTGTTCCAGAACAAGATCGATCGTGCGGCCGCAATGATTCGGGCGCAGGAACAATTTCGTCAATTACGACAAGAAAACAACGATTAACTGACAAAAGTGATTGCAGGAAACGAGGTCCTGTGTCGCACTATAAACAGACACAAACGGGCGGCACGGTGGATAGAGTTCTTCTTGTAGAACAAAAAATGCCGGTGATAGCCAAGCACATTGAAACCAGTGTGCTTGGCTATGTGTTTAGACCCGGTAAAAAACCCAAATATAAATAACACCATGCAGATTTGGCTTTATTTCCAACCCGGAGCCGGCGGCGATGGCTTTGCCAATCTGTTGGAAAAAGCAAGCAACGTCACCAGACATGACCCACACTACGATGAACGCAATAATCCATGGCGCATTCATCACCGAGTCAATGATCAAATAAAATTTTATTTTCCTGCCATAGATAAACATCATTGTTTTCGTCAACACTTTAGATTTGATGCCAATACCAATCAACTCACACCCGGTTACATTGATTGTGTGACAAAAAATCAACACATAATCTGCACCAGCCATGACATTGAATTGAGATTTTATGCACAAAATGATTGTCAAGAAATCTTGACAAAAAATTTAGTCAAAGTGTTGTTGACTTGCCAAAATCCACAACGAGCCTGGTTGCAGGCAGCCAGCAAAACCTTGTACACAGGACCGGTTGATCAAATAACGTGTCAGCAACTTGGTCCTGACTCGGATCAATTTGATCATGTGCTGGACATGGATCAAATACAGAGAGATTGGCATTACGTGAAAAATTTTTGCCAAGCAGTGTCACTGGACCTAAGACCAGAAGATTATCAAGACTACAGGGCACTGTTGGCAGGTTCCAGGCAATTTGATCCGGCTGGTCTTGCCAGTTACAAAAGCGAAGTTGTGATCACAAAAACAAATTAATGGAGAGCTGGCCGAGCGGTCGAAGGCACCCGCCTACTAAGCGGGCATGGATCTAAACAGTCCATCTGGGGTTCGAATCCCTAGCTCTCCGCCAGCAACAATAGTGAGGTGCCCGAGCGGCCCAAGGGAACAGTCTGCAAAACTGTAAAACCGTCGGTTCAAATCCGACCCTCACCTCCAGTTTATTCCGGGCAAGTGTTACGGTAGCACCGCAGCCTCCAAATCTGCTTGACGGGGTTCAATTCCCTGGCCCGGATCCAAACAATGCGGGGTTCGTAAAATGGTATTACCCTAGCCTTCCAAGCTAGAGTCGCGGGTTCGATTCCCGCACCCCGCTCCAGGATATTTACTTGTTGCGATAACGACGCACAGCACGACTCAGCGTCCTGCGTTCAGCTCTATTGACTGGTATCAATGGTTTCATCAATTCTGCTTGTTGGCTAGCTGCATCTCTACCTTGTGCTTGAGTTTGAGCCTGCAGTGATTTGGCGACAGCTGGATCAAGACGTTTTCCAGTGGGTTGCCAGTCCGGCACAGGTCTACGAAACAAAGGGGGTTTAGGTCGCATGCTGGGATCGAGCACAGTTTCAATTCTTATGGTATCAGTGGATATTCTGGTCACATACACACTAATTTTACTGTTGGTGTCTTGAAAATAGGCACCTCGACCAATGGGTATAGTAGGCAAAACATCGGGGTATGCGCACATATGATTTATGATATTGACAAACTTTTCCAGAGGTATGCCACGATAAGGAATAGTTACATACGCATGAGAGTCCAATTGTGCTTTCCAAACTCCACAGGGCAAGGTCATCAATATGCTATGATGTGCCTTGGGTTTTTGAGTGATTTCTTTGGCTCGCATAAAAATATTTATGTATTTTTATAAGGACCAAATTGACCAGAAATGGTTGTTGTGTTACAGTATTATATTATTTCTAAGAAAGGAGGCACTTATGCCAGCAGTATTTCTAGTCAGCGATACACACTTTGGTCACGCTGGTGTATGTCGCTTTACCCGCGACGATGGTGTAACCAAACTGCGTCCGTGGACCGATCCAACAGAAATGGACGAGGCCATGGTAGCAGCCTGGAACGAGCGTGTGCGCCCCAACGATAAAGTATATCACTTGGGCGATGTGGTTATCAACCGCAAGGCCTTGGGTATCATGCGTAGGCTCAATGGAGATAAAGTTCTTATCCGTGGCAATCATGATATTTTCAAGGATGAGGACTACACTCCTTACTTCCGTAGCCTGCGTGGATATCATGTGATGAATGGCATGATTCTCAGTCACATTCCAGTACATGAAGCCAGCCTGGGCCGTTTTGGTGTCAACATTCACGGACATCTTCACGCTAATCGCGTAATGAAGGCTCGTGGCGTTGATGCCCGAACTGGGGAAATCTTATACAGCGATGAGATCGATCCACGGTATCACAATGTTAGTGTAGAACAACTTCCAGATTTTGCTCCGATCCTATTTGAAGACGTTATCAAAAGGATTGAAGCCGAGGGCGGCGTTATCGGCTTTCGGAATGGAAATGGTACCACGCAGGCCATGTAAAGGTTTACCCCGGTGGTGCAATTTTTGGTAGACACACTCTCCTCAGAAGGGAGCTGTTGAAGGTTCAAATCCTTCCCGGGGCACCATTGACACAGTGACACATTTGCAGTATAATAACATTTTACAAGGAGACATCATGAGTGTAAGAATCGAAAGTCGCAGTGGTCAAATTGATACCGAACGTTGCGTGGAGCATGCTGGAGGTCGTTATGATCTTGTGATTGCGGCTGCACAACGTCTAAGAGAAATGAAACGCCGTGCCCGGGAAACCAACTCTTGGGTCACGCCCATTGATGCGCTCAAAGAAGTACAGAGTGGAACTTTTAACATGACTGATTATTTGATAAAGGTAAAATAAACATGACAAAACGTCAAAGTGCAGGTGAACTAAGTCGTACCATTGCTGGACAGTGGACCAAGAGTGAAAAACGTGCGGCAGCCAGCCGCAGTATCATGGAATATAACAAGAAGGCGCATCAAACTCTCAAAAAAATCGATCAACAACTGAGAATGAAGTGACATGCACCCATCGTCTAGAGGCCTAGGACTCGGCCCTTTCACGGCTGCAACAGGGGTTCGAATCCCCTTGGGTGTACCAAATAATTTTGATATACTTGTTGTAAAATAAGTAAGCATATCAAACAGGATCACAATCATGGCAAAAACTCTAAACCGTAAAAAACCTGGCTACACCCGAAACGGTGAGGTCCGGATCGTCAGTCTCAGTGTCAAGCAATTAACTGAGCTTAAAGGAAAAACACAGGCCAACAAGAAACAGGCCAAAATTCAACGCAGGATCGACTTGTTGAAACGCAGACCTGGGTATGTTGAACCCGTGGCGGAAGCGAAAGAAGCCCCTGTCGCATAGTGGGATTGCACCTGACTTGTAATCAGGCTCGAAAGAAAAGGGTGTTCGATTCACCCCGGGGGCACCATTAACAAGGAAACAACAATGAGCAAAATGAGCGAATTCTTAAAAAAGGCCGCAGACAAAAAGAAGGGCATACATCATCCTGAGGCTGATGATGCGCCTGTGGTGGAACGGAAAACAACCAAACAACGAACACCTGTGATAGGCAAAAAACCACCAACTCGTAGTGCTGGTCGCGGTAGATAAAGTATTTGGCAATAAACACTATTTTTTTTTGGAGAATTTATGATAGTTAGATTTTTAACCGGTTGCATGACTGTGGTATTTTTGTTTTTTTCTCACGTGGTCACTGCCAATGAATCTCTCACCATACTAGTTCCAAACCCACCTGGTGGCGGCAACGATATGTTGGCAAGATTTATTTCAGCTGCGTTGGAAAAAGAAAAAATCAGCAACATTGTGATCAACAAGTCTGGTGCACAAGGAACCATTGGAATGAAGCATGCAATGACTTTGGACAGCCGAAACACTATTTTAGTAACCAGTACTGGACCG